ACCTGGATATGATAAACAACCTTCTTCTGCATATACTTCTTCGCCAAAGGTGTCAACAATCATAGGATTAAATACACCAATTACATTATCTCTATCATGAGGATTACCGATAACAAAAACACTCCATGGTAATCCAACTTGATTTGCAGCCAATCCTACACCATTATGACTACACATAAAGTCTGCCATGGCATTATATAATTCTTCGGAACTATATGGATTAGATAGGTCAAATACGTATGGAATTGTCGGCTTATTTAAAATATTAGTAGTTAATTCCAACTTCATTTAATTGTTTTTCCTTTCTATATCTACATATACACATACACCTTGTCCATAATTATTATACTTGTCCGTTAAAAATATACCATAACTTTTTTCTACAATTTTTGCTCTTTTCGGCGATTCTTTTTCAAATGGTTTATGAATATGAATCCAATCTCCCACATTTGGTGTTTCAATAACATCATATTTTAAAATTTCTTTTTTTGTTTTAAAATCAATAATGACAAGAAGAATTGTTTGTTGCCTTTTTTTCCAAAACATATTATTATCCTTCAACTTCATGAACTTTAATGCCTTTACTTAGCATATAATTGTGACAATGTTTAGTTCCATTACCACCAGGAAAGACTACTCCAAATACTTTATCTCCTTCTCTTATGACATTACACGGGATACTGCATTGGCATTATTATATTTTCTACCACCAGTACAAATCATAATAACTTTATTCATAATCATTTATCCTTTTCCAACAATTACAATAACGGCAACGATTAGCACTTTGATAATTCACTATATCACATAAATTTGAAGTGTCAATCTCTTTTATCATACAATCGTGTAAATTTACAGATTTTGCAAATTTCTCAGCATCTTCTATTGAAGTGAAGATATTAGGCATAGGTGATCCATCAGCTAATAGACCATAAGAAAGATCACTATACCAAAATGCATTATATCCTTGTTTAATCCAAATTGCATAAAATGTCATTATAATACTCCTATATCATTATACTATAGTTTCCTTGTTTTTCAAATCGAATTGTTTTAACAAACTTATCTGCCATATCACTATTATGACTAATAACAAATAAATTATCATCTTTTGTAATAGTTTGAAATAGGCTCAATAGATTTTCAACACCTTCTGTATCCATTGAGCTGTCGAACACTTCATCCATAATTAATAGGTTTGTGCTTACACTATTTCTTAATTTGGCAACGGCTCTCCAAGTTAACATTAGTGAGAGGTCGATTCGTTTCTTTTCACCTTCACTAAATGATTCGTATGAAAATTCGTCTCTAAATCTAGATTTGATTTTCTCATTAAATGTTTCATCCAATTCGAATTGAACAAAGAAACCAAACTGTTGTAAGTAATGATTTACCAATTTATTAATAATTGGAACATACTGTTTGATTATCTGAGCCTTAATTCCTCCATCCTTTAACATTTCCGCAGCTGTTCTATACAACTTTGTCTGTTCTTCCAAATCTACTCTAGATTGACGATTAGTTTCATTTGTTTTAATTAAACTTTCAATTTCATCATCTTTATCTTGTACATCATCAACTTTCTTTTGAATTCCTTCAATCTCATTCTCAATCTGTGTTATAAACATTTCTGAATACTGAATACTATTCTCTAAGTCTCTAATATTATTATTGTATTCATTAATAGTATTCAATACTTCATTTTGATAATCAATGACATTTTCTAATTCTAACAATTTATATTCTAAATCATTGATACCACTTTCAACTTCTGTACTTTGAACAGTTTTTTTCTCAATAATAGATTTTTTGAAAAAACTATCAATCTGTTGTTGACAAGTAGGACAATTATCATATTCATGAAAAAATTCAATAGCTTTTAATAATGTTTTCTTTTTAGTATCAAGTTTTTTCTTTAACTCATTAAATTTGTTCAGTTTTCCTTTCAATTCATTATTATTAGAAACACTATCAATCATAGTATTAAGTTCAGCTTTTAAATTGGTAATTGCATATTGATCATTCTGAATTTTGATTTTATATTGTGAAATTTGATCATTTTTTAACTGAATTAGTTCATTTTGATTTGTAATAATTTCTGCTTTATGTTTTTTAATTAATTTTAATTTTTGATCTACTAATTCAATTTGGTATTCAATGTCTTTGATATCGTTTTTATTCTGTGCAATTTTGTCTTTTAGAAGGGTATTCATAGTAGAAAAGATTTGAAGGTCTAATAAATCTTCAATAACTTCTCGTCTTCCAGCTGCTGGCAATTGCATAAAAGGGACGAATGTGGCAGAACCTAAAACAACTATTTGTGTAAATGATTTGAAATTCATTTTCAAAATTGATTTTTCTAAATAGTCTTGGTAATCTTTAGTTGCAGCAGTCTGATTGATCAATTGACCATTTTGGATAATTTCGAAGATTGCAGGTTTTATACCACGACGAATAAGGAATTCACTGCTTCCACTAGTGAATTCCATTTCGACTACAAGTTCACGTTGATTAATTGAATTCAATAGTTGAGGTTTATTAATTTTCCTAAATGGTTTCCCATAAAGAGCAAACGCAATTGCGTCTAGGATTGTAGACTTACCTGCACCATTATCACCCACAATTAGAGTGGCAGGATTATGATTCAAGAATATTTCAGTAAATGCATTCCCTGTACTTAATATATTCTTATAACGAATAGTCTTAAAATATAAACTCATTCTGTATTCAATGCCTCCTGATAGAGAGTATGAAATAATCCATTCAATTTCTTTTTATCCATTTTAGTTTCAATACTTTCTACATAATCATGTAATATATCTATCGTACTTTTGGCTTGATCGGCAATATTTTCACCATTCTCTATATCAAGGTTTAAAAAATCTTCAATAATCTGTAAATTGAAAACATTAGCTTTTGATAATCGTTCAATGAATAATGAAAATAGATATGAATTAGATTTGTTTTTAACTATAACTTTCATATATGTATTTTCAAACAATTCATAATTGAGTTCGTCTAGGTCTTCAATTGTCAGATTGGTATCGTCATATTCAAACCGATGGAATAGTCTATATGGATTTTCGATAAATGTCAAGTCTCTTTTTTCAGTATCGAACACATGAAAGCCCCTAGGATCATTGTAATCCGACCAAGTCATTTCATAAGGGCTACCCAAATAATTGATATTGCCATATGATGATTTGTGATGAAAATGACCAGAAAAAACCATATCAAACTTATTGAATACTAATGTATCAATACCACTTTCACACATTGTTCCTTTATGCATTTCAAATCCATTGATTTCAAAATGACCCATCAATATCTCACACGAAGTATTTGTCATAACTTCATAACATAAGTCCTTATTTTCATTACATATCCATGGCATTAATAGTATATTAACACCTCCTATAGTTATTTCAGTAGGATTCATGATATTCTGAATATTAAACTCAGTATAATTATATAACTGATCAACAGCATTAATTGAAAGATTATTTCTAAAATAGATATCGTGATTGCCTACAATTGTATAGAGTGGAATTTTTCTATTATAGATAGGTAGGATGAAATCATCTTTTAGTTGATTTGAAGAAAGAAAATTGATATATTTTCTACGATCTACTACATCGCCTAAATGGATGATTGCATCTGGTTTGATTTCATCTACTTTAGGAAAAAATACATCCTGATAGAATTTGGTAAAGTATTTTGCAAGAATTTGATTGTCATTTCGAACACCAAAATGTGTATCTGTTATAAGAACAATCTTTGCCATTTAATTTCCTCTCATTATTTCTTATGTTTTTCTTCATACTCTTTAATGAATTCTTGCATATTCTCTAATGCACCATCACTATATACAATCTGTTCTTCCATTTGCCCTAATAGTTGATTTTCTAGATTGAATTGTTCAATTTGTCTATATTTTTTATATAATAACTTCTTTTCAGTAGCTATTCGTCTCAAAAATGCATAATATGTAATCTGTGAAAAATAGGCAAACGGATTGATTTTATCAGGATTGTAGTTGTGTATATAGAGAATACAATTTTCAATTGCATCATTGATCATATCTTCTTTAAATGGATATCTACTAAAATTGAAATTCTTTGCCATGTTATTGGCAATATCAATTAAACATTGACCAATATAATTATTTGCTTTGGGTCTTGGTTTATTTTCCTCCTTTGCTTTATTACACTGATCAATATACTTGACCATTTCAGTATAGAATTTTTTGTTATCAATATAATTTTTAGGTGAACGTGATTTTTTACGTTTAGGCAATGTCATTATGTCTCCATTTTTTTGTGGTGTCAATGTATTTTTTTGGTTGACAGCTGCATTTTTTTGTTGTAAGCTACGTATGTAGCTGTTAGTAAACTATATTAGTGATATGTTCTAGTGATTGTGTTTGATGATTTTTGTTGCTTATCTCCACTAAGAAATCTATCTTTTCTGTCATTTGAATCTTTAATGAAGTCTTCATAGTAAGAAGCAACTTGTGAATGGGCTTGAGTAAATGTAATGATATGAGTTGAAGGAAGAAATATAAAATCATTCTTATTCATTCCATGAAATAATGAATTAAAATAGATTGTAGAATCTACATATTCACAAGTTACAGGATTAGAAACAATTAAACCATTTGATATTGTCTTTTCAATTTTAGCAAGAATTCGTGTTCCATTAGCTAATATTATAATCTGAACTGTACTTACTAACAGTTCTTGAACTGTACTTTCTAACAGTTCTAATATGTCATTCATTATCATTCTCCTCTATTTTAATTTTATATATTTTATAGTTGAATTGTTCTTGAGAGTAATATTTGATTCGTTCAGTCATATGTCGTAATGTATAGTTAATATGTTTTTTATATTGTAAATCATCTGCAATATCAAACAAAGTACAAGTATCTTTATTTTGACCTAATCTTAATCCTCTACCAATTGACTGTAGATTTTTGATTTTAGCTTTTGATGGGCTAGTAAAAATAATATTGTGTAGACGTTTGATATTAACTCCAGTTGAAAATGTTCCTACAGAAGCAATAATAATTGCATTTTCTTCTTCTTCTACAATCTTTCGTATTGCGTCCCGTTGATGACCTTTAGTGCCACCAAAAACGAAAAAGATTGGTCTATTAGTTTTTTCTTTTTGGAATAGATCATATAGAATCTTGCCATGTTTATCTACATATTGAAATAATACTAGTGTATTACCATTTAGTGAAAATGTCAAGTTTTTTATGAAGTTATTACGCTTTTCATTTGATATAATGAAATCCATTTCATCTGGATATTTGGCTTTATTTAATAATTTTTTAGTATTATCACTATATTTAAGAATTAATAACTTGATATTAAGTTCAGCTAATTCCTTTTTGTCCATGAGTTCTTTAGTGGTAGTAGTTCTATAGACTTTGCCAAATAGTCCTTCGAGAATTAATTGGTGGGCTTCTGCACCATCGAGTGTTCCAGTAAATCCAAATTTATATTTACAGTTTGTTAGTTTTTCCATAATACCTGTTAATGATGCTGCTTTATAGCCATGTGCCTCATCACCAATAACAACTCCAAATTGATCAAAAAATGATTTGGGCATTTTTGCTATTGACTGCCAAGTCGATATGACTACATTTTCTTTAATACCATTTTTCCATGCTTTATCTGTTTCTCCTGTAATCTTAAGAATATCTGTAAACTTATTATTAGAATAATCTTCAAAATCACTTGCCATTTGGAGGACTAGTGATATTGTAGGTACAATGATAAGTTTTTTCATTGGATAGAAACGAGATAAAAGATAAATCATTAGAGATTTACCAGAACCAGTTGGAGATAGTATAAGCGCACGATTATTTCGTATACAATCAATGACACCTTTTATTTGATAATCTCTTGGTTCATATTTTGGTTTTAATGCTTGGACAAATTTGCCACACTCGAATGCTGAAAATTCTGTAGCATCTTCTAATGATTCATCTATCTTAATTGAATAATCACGAGATTTTGCAAAGTCTTTTATGTAATGTAAGAGACCTTTATATATTGTAAATGTTTTAGTATTGAAGAGACGAATTTTTCCATCAAACATACCATTTCTGTATTTGGGCATAAATTTATAACCAGGAACATAGAATGAGAAATGATCTGACATTTCCATAGCAATCCCACGATTACAATCTATGCGAACATGAACTTCATTAAAAGCATTAACAATAATATCAGACATTATTACGCTTGTCGTAGTCTAAACGATGTAATGATTCGAGTTGGTTCAAAATATTTCTGAATTAGTTTAATAACAATTTCTGTATCATATTCTTTACATGAGAATACATCAAAATAAGCATCGCCAGTATCATCACAGAAATGGGCACAGATATTAGATGTTTCAATTAATTGAATTAGAGTATACCCGGCTTTATTATCAGAACCGAAATGATTAATCATAGGTTCACCAAAAGCTACCATATCAATAGCAGTTACTAATTCTTTAGTAAAGTCATAGATTTTATGTTCATTTGGCCATTTAGCATTTTGATTGCAAGCTTTAGCGTCAACTTGTAAATGATATCCCCAATAATCTGACATTAATCTTCATCTCCTCTTACAATATATTTGGTTATAGTTTTACTTGGTTGAAAAACAGTTTGAAGATGGCCTATTGCAATATATGGATTTGCTTTTTCACCACAAGTGAATATGTCAATTGCAATATAATTAAATTCTGGCCATGTGTGAATAGAAAGATGACTTTCTTCTAAAATAATAACTCCTGTTACACCAGATTTTGATCCTGGGAACTTATGAAAAAATTCATTAATAATAGAGGCATTTGCTTTTAAACATGCATCAGAACATACTCCTTTTATATTAGGAGCATTTGTTAGTAAATAATTACAGACGTCTTTTGGAGTATCATACATTTCAACAATAAGATGTTTACCTATACCTTTCACGGTTTTCTCCTTTAAGTTCCAAAGTTGGTAAGTCGTCGCCATTCTATGGCATTACGTATATTCCAATTTCTATTATTAATTGCTTTCATGATTTCTTCACATATTTCAACCTTTTCTTGCTGATGAAGTAACTTTAAATTGAGTTCTATCATTTCAGAATCAGTTTCAATATAGGTAGACATATCTGCTTTCAATACTTTTTTAAGAAATGGTGTTCTATTAATTTCTTTTAGATCATCTGGATTGTTTAAATCTCCAGAATAGTATTCGTGTAGAATTTTATTTAGCTGTTGTTTTTTTGCTTGAAATCCCTTATATCGTTGACGTTCTTCTGAAAGAATTTTCAACCATTTTGAATGAAGATATGGGATTTTTAAGCTTTCTGTATCTAATTCTGTATTATCGACTTGACTATCTTTTTTCCATTCATTAAAAATTTCTTCTATCTTCATTATACCTCCTATATCAATATTAGAGTATTATAACTTAGATAAATCATATGTCAAGTAAAAAATTATACAGATTCAAATGTGAATAGTGTATATTGGAATGTGACCGAAGCTTCTAAATAATCAATGTCTGTTGCTGTCGTACTTAACTGCAATTCACTTATATTTTCTGGAAACATATTATGAAATTTGATTTTTAAATTAGGATTATATTTACTACTTAAAACAAAAAGGGTAGCATCTGAAAAGATATTGTTATTTTTACTAGTAGCTTCAAATAATCGGCGTTGTTCTGTTTGAGACGGTGCACCAATACCAATCATCCAATTGTATATTTCTAAATAATTTTGCATATCCTCATCTACACGAAATGTTATATTAAGTGGTGAGAATTGCAACTTAGTTCCAGGACGAGTGTAATCAATTAATGGTGTATTAAATTGTGTGGTATTCAACTGAATTGATGGAATAGGCACATTTTGACAAAAATATGTCACAGTCGGTGTACGATCTAAAACTAATTTGAAACCTGTCTGACCTAAAAAATTCTTGTTTGTTGGCTCTGTAGCCATCATTTTCTCCCTTGACAAAAAATCAAAAATGCATTATAGTATTTATAAGATATGAGAAGGAGTTAAAAAATGCGTGTTCTAGTATGTGAAAAATCCAAGGTACATGACACTGTTAAGCGAGAAGGTGTCACCCATCTTGTGTCAATCGTTGATCCTGGTGATCAACTATTTCT